TCTTAAAAACATATAGTTCATGTCAATTCATTAGAAAGAAAAATCCTCCCTTTGAATCTTCTTTTGTTGGCCAGATTCGCTCACACTCTGCTTCACTTCTCTTGTATTGAGTGAAAGCTAGTGCTCTTAACGCTAGTCTGTCAGGAATCTCACTTGTGTAAAATGAATCTCCATCGATTGTATCGATCATGTGTGCTCGTTGCATCCAATTGATTTTCACTTTTCTCCGTTCTTCGGTAGTGATGAATTCGTGATTTTCAAGCTGCTTGACGATATCTTCACATAATTTGTGAAATCTATCTGAATGTCCGCAGTTTGCGTAGGCAAGTCCTATTGCTGACGAAATTGTCGCCATTCCGGCTTGCGCTCTCTCGGGAAACAGAAGATGTCTTAAAAGATCTTCGTCTGTTCTCCAGGGCATTCCGTACCTATTAAAGTAGCCGAGTACTGACATATCCGAAAGTCTTCTTGATACTAGACTCTTCTTGATATTCAGCTTCGCATTAAAGTAATATAATGCTGATTCTGCTACCATAGGGTAGAATGATGGTCCATAGATGTCTAAAACTCTTTCCCAAAACGATATCAATGAATCGTCTCCTTGTATTCTGTACCAGAATCTCTCTGAATCAATTCTGATTCCTAAAGATGACAAAACTGTTAATATAACAATTCCGTTTCCGAAACTATCCATTAGTTGTGTCTGTTGATATCCTGATCCAAAACCTGAGTGATTCCATTTCCATAGTTCTCCGTTTGGTAAAAGTATTGGTGTGTGCTTAATTGCGTGGCACATCCATGTCCATAAATTTTCAATGCTATCCTCTCCTTTTGAGGGTGATGCATTGGGGTAGAATGAAGTGGGCTCGTACATGCTGAAATCAAAATATGATCTCCAAATCATGTGGACGACATCGATTAATTCGAAAGTCATTCTCTTGTCCCATTGGCTCCAATCTATTGCTAAGAAGGTATTCGGTGATCCATTGTGGATTATCTCCGAATATAACTTCTTCCATCCGCCTCTCATAACTTCTCGTCCCCATAAAAGTCTTCCTCCGTGTTGGTTGAGGTAGGTTCGTTGTAGGTTCCAGATAAACATATTCTCTACCATTAGTAGTAGTTTAGGTGCTCCGAATACCGCTCGAATCTTGTCTGGTTCGTCTTCTGCAACTACATGCGCTCTTGCGTGCAATGTGCTCCAAAAATAAGGTACTGGCTCTCCCTTCTTGTTCCAGGGTTGCCATAGTCCTCTCGTTCCATGCTTTTTGTGCGGGTTCACTTCCTGTGGATTCTTGATTAAATGAACGAATGTTCGATTATGTTCAAAAATTTCGTTGTATAGGTTGTGAAATGATGTGGCTGTGTTGTTGATTAAACCTTTGTGCCATTTTAAAAGTAAATAGCTCTTAACGTTCAATCCTTGTCCTTTGTTGGTAATAGGTATACCTTTCGTCTCAGTCAGTTTGCTCACTGTCGCTTCGTCATCGAAATTTCTTCCAGTGTAATACAACTTGTAAGTTGGTAAGGTCCATGGTGCTTCTGCGCTTGTCGCTAGATGCCAAGGATAGTACCTAAGGTCCGGGAAACTGATAGGGTGTAGCATCCTATGAGGTCTGAAGTCGCGTGTAATGATATTGACTGCTTTCCAAAAATGCTCATCTTTCGGAATAACGTGTGTCGGGAATTCAAATGATTTGAAGTCCTCAATAAGCGCGTCGTCTGAGTTCTCTGATCTCCTGTTTGTCTTGACCTGTTCAAGTTCTTCTCTGCTGTAGAAGTTCAATATACGATTCGAAATGAATCTCTTCCTCCAATCAATTAAGCTAGAAAGCTTGTTTTGATCTGTGTAAGTAGGAACAAATTGTTCTTGATCGTGTGGTAACCTAGTAAGGTTCATTATTTATAGTATCTTCCTATAGAGTGTCCTCT